CTTATTCCGAAGAAGCTCTGTAGCCCGCATAAAATACTCGCGTTATCAATACGATACTACGCGATAGCCGTAAACTGGCAAGAAATAACACCTACAAAGTGAGAACGATCCTCTAGGTCCAGCGGCGTTGGTCCATTAATGTCCAAAACTCTAGGAACAGAGCTGAAAGTGTCCGTATATCCCGGAGCGTTCACTGAAGTAAGTCCGTCAATCACTGCTTCGCTAATCGCAGACAGCACTGACGTTCCAGCACTCTTAGGCACGTACACGTTGCATTGGATCGTGCCGGAATAGTAGTCCTGCGAAGCGCCTTGATTCTGCAGCGTGGACTGACCAAAATTGACCGACATCAAAATGTATTTCTTGGCTTTACCTGGAGTGGTAAACGCCACATTGTCGTAGACCATCAACACCGTGTTATCCGCTGCTGCAACAGCATCAGTTACAGCCTTCTCAAAAGCAGCACGAGCATTAACGAGCGTCATGACCTACCTCCTTTCTCGGAAAAGCTTTTTTTGAGAAGAGCTTTGATGCCCTGCCCTTGAACGTAGTTCTGAACCTGGCCAAACTCGATTGCACGCTCTGCATAATCCACAGAGCTGCCAACGTAAACCGTATCCTGCAGCTTCAAGCCAGATTGAGCCTTAAAACGTGGCCTGATAACTGGTTGTATCTTGCCCTGCTCCTTTGCCTTTTCGCTCCAGGGTTTGAAATTTTCAATCTTGTCTTTCGCTTGAACTCTCTCCGTCTGCGCTTTCCAGCTTGACGCAAAAAAGCCCGTCCTCACAGGGCTATTCCCTGTTTGAGCTAAGCCTTCTTTTGAAATAACATCCGCACTAAACTGATTCAACCCAGCAGTCAGCTTGCTCTTAAGATCCTTAGCGGCGTGACTTAAATCTTTCATCAGAACCTCACCAGCAGTTGATACAGATACTCCTGATCACCTTTGAACGTCCGAATGTCCGTGATCTGAGCAACGCGGTTTGATCCCGCATACTTCAACGTCACTGTGTCTTCAAATGTTGGCTGGTTGTCTCCGATCTGATCAGGAGTGATATATAAACGAGCCTTCCGCTCCTCTCGTCCCTCCTCCTCTTCAGCATCAACAAACTCAACTGGAACGTCAAAAGAGTAAGTCGTATCAGTCGTTGTCAGCGCTCCAGTGCTCGTATTGTACGTCGGAGATGCCTTGCGGGTGTACGTGATCGTGTGATCAAACGATTTGCCCAGATCAGCGACAACCTGCTTGGCGACGTTCTTGAAAAGCGTGTCGAGTTGCCCAGCCATCTCAACCCCTCACAACGCGGAGAGAATACGAGCCACTGCCGCCCAGACAATAAGCGCCAAGATAAGACTGAAGCCAAGGATAAACGTCGAATACGTTATTAACAGTTCCAACAGCCTGGCTAGAAGTATTGTACTTGACTTCCATCTCCCCGAGTTTGACGGATTCGTATAGCCCCGTATCGCCGGTAGTCCCTGTAATCGAGTCCGTGTCATTAGCCAGTGCGTTGGCTAATTCATAGGTAGCGTATTTAATGTCGTTTGGAATCGCGGAGCAAGCAAGCTCAACACGATCCACATGGTAATTATTGCGAGGCCAGCTCAGGGCTTGGTCTGCATTGCAACGATCACCGTAAAAATTCAACGTATCGATCCAGCGCGTGGCTGAGATCAATGCACGGTTCTTTGCGTCGTCAGTCTTGTTGTCCCAGTTAGTGCTGTCTGGAACGGTTTCAAAGTAGGCATCAGCTTCTGCCAGCGTTACAAAGCTGTTGGCGCTTTCGCTTTCAAGTGTGGCTGTGATGGTTGCGGCCACGGCTTACCTACCTACTTTTTTCATTGCCAT